AATTCCACCAGCACCTGTAGCGTTGGCACCACTAATATTTTTTCCTTGAACATCTGGGAAGGATAATACATCTCCAGGAGCATATCCTGTTCCTTTGTCAATCCAAGCAATAATTTTATATCTAGTATTCTCAGGTGCTCCATTAAGTCCTGGTTCCGCTTCAAATCGGACAGTAGCACGAGCGCCACTACCAGTACCGCCACCCAAATCAACATCGCCTTGAGCAAAATCACTTAAACTATTCCAAGTGTTTGCACCACCACCATAACCACTGTATGCCCATTGTCCAAGACCTTTTCCATTATATCCTTCTGTTACATCGTATGCTGCACCACCTTCATGAAGTGCAAATGATTGAATTGCCCCTGCACTAGTAGCACCACCAGTAGGAATATTATCATTACCTACACCATCACCACCCTCAACATAGTTTGCGCCAATACTACGACTACTAGATGCACATGACATTTCAAGAGTAATAAACAAAATTGTCTGGAAACAAGGTCCTTCTGGTGTGGTATCTACATCATATGTTTGTCCTGTGGGGATAAGACAGTTATTAATAAATCCACCACAAGATCCCTTACAAATACCATAATACTCAAACGATGCACCAAAACTGGATGAGATATATGCTCCAGTATTCCATGTTTCAGACTGTGCATAGTAAAAACATGCGGGCTGTTCATCAGTTGCATCATACCAATTTTGAACACCAATTGTTGATGCATTAGTAAAATAATTCAGTTCAAATACATCACTACCACCACGTCTAATAGTTCTACATCTATAAGTGGTTGAATAGTGCGCGTGTGGTAAGAATGCCTGTGCAGATACAACTTCTTCATCGGGTGCTCTTGGTCTAGTAAATCCAACGTTACCTGTTAACTGTACAGTTCTAGCAGGAATTCTAAATTGTCCAGTCATGTCAACAACAGCACTGGCACCAACATTAGATGATACATTAACACCAACACCAGATTTCTCAATAGTTTGGTTGTTGGCATTTAATACTTCATTATCATTAAGAACACCTTGGTCAGAAGCAGAAGTAGCTTTGACAAACTTAGATCTTAAATCAGGTACTTGAAATTGATCATTATTTAATGTAACATCAGGTTGTTTAAAAGCACATACACTGCCTGTTCCCAAAATTTCTGCTAGTGCTGGATATGTTGCTTCATTATATACAGATCCATCACACCTCAAATAACCAGATGGCAATAAACTCAAACTCAATCCAGCAATAGGATCATTAACATCCAACTCCCTAGGAAATGCAATAAGAGTTCCCGTAGTTGTTCCAATCTTTGTTCTTTCTTGATTTAAAAAAACTGGCATTTTAGTAAGCTCTGATGATCATGATCACGGTCTGTGATGGAGTATTGTTATCCATAAGAATATTTAACGCATCTGGGATATCAGAAACGTTCACCGTATAAGATTGTACATTGTTTACAGCGATATTTGGTGGAATTCTCAGACCACCAGGATTCATCGTAATATCAAAGCTAAAGTGTGAGTGTGTAGCAAGTGTAGCATCAGTAGAATCTTGTGCTGTATGACTAAGTGTTGTTGGATACGTTGTTCCGACATCACCATTAAGGTAATTCGGTCTTCCAAACACATTAATTGGTACAGGAAAAACTCCAGTATGTTGTTTTAAATGGTGATCATAATTATATGTGTCACTGAATGCGTCAGTGTACGCACCACTAGCAGGAATAGTTCTTGTTAATCCAGCAGCAGGAATTTGATCTTGTGTAAATGTCTTTGTGCTATCACCAAGAATCAATGTGTTCTCATCATAATATGTAATCGCTCCAAATCCATTTCTCCAGGTGTCTGCACTATCAGAACTTGTAACACCAGTTAAGTTTGCTGACTCGTAGTTTGGAGAACCAGAAACCTGAGCAATTGGTGCTTCAAATACCTGAACATACTTACCACTAGGGAATGCCGTTGTATATTGTCCAGAGTGTTTATGACCAGGAGTGTGGTCAATACCAAGTTTTCTACCAATTGTATAATATGTCTTAGACCACGTAGGATCATTCAAGGTAATGTTTTGAATTTTGCCTGCCATGGTATCAACTGGATCTAGAATGAACTTAAGATCAGTATCAGCACTGTAAATTGTTGGTGGTGTAGTTCCAGTTCCATCTTCAGAAATCAAATCACCAATAATAGAATCAGCATCTGGTTGATTAAATTGATATTTAGAATCTGCCAAATAAGATCTCTCAAGGTCAACCATTGACCTACCATTTAAGTTAGGAACTCTGAATTGATCCGCCTCATCATAATCTGGAAAGTTTCCGACAATTGCATCATCTGTAGGACCATATGTATTTCCAATAACAGAAGCTAGTAGCGGAAATTGTTCGGCAGGAAATGACCTACCATCACAAACAATCCACCCAGTAGGAATATTTTCTGGATTGTTTCCGTTGCTAGAATTTCCACCCCAGGGCATGATAGTGCCAACTGGGGCAGACTTCATAGTCTTTAGTCTGTTGTAGAAAGCCATTAGAGTTCAGTTAACCACCAACCTTGATAGACAGCAGGGATAAAGTTATCACCATCCGATTGTCCAACATAAATGAGACCGAAGGAAGCATTTCTGTTTTGAACGACCAATTCACCAGATCCATATGCTGTAGATAAACCACCCAATTTAGTTCCAGAAGTATCTCCTTGGAGTGCAACTGGTTCACCACCAATGATTGGAGCACGAATTACAAGAGAGTTGTTATAAGTCAATTGACCAGCAACTTCAGTAATTCTAACAACATCACCTGTTTCAGGATTAGATGGTAGTGTTAGGATGAGAGCACCAGTAGAAGGTGCTACTGCTACAATATAATTTATATTGACAGAGATGGTGGAATCTATATTGATAAATTTAGTGATGTGTCCACCATTCTTGTTCTTATAACCAACAAGACCAAATGCATCAATAGATTGATCTTGGTTAATAGAGAATGTATTCGCACCATTTACACCCAGATTTCTAACATTAACAATTTTCTGAGTAGAAGTTGGGTTAGTAGAAGAAATACCAGCAACATCAAGCAATCTACCAACGAAAGTATCACCAAATTCTGGTTCAACTCTAAATGTTGGTGTGAAAGATTTGTTAGTAAACTGGATAGCATCAGGATCTTCAACACACTTAGATGGGAAGACTCTTAACTGACCACTAATGTCAGTTGAAGCATTAATATCAAGTGCGCCAGATTCAAAATGATGTTCTTCGTTGTTGATCAGTTTGATAATAGGTACATTGTTATCTGTACCCATGATTTCAAAGTTAGATCCGATGAACTTAACATCATCATAAACATCTAAGCGACCATGATGATAATCTTTCTTAACTAAGACTGTACCACCATCATTAGTAATGGAGCTTGTAACTAAGAAGATTTCATCATCAATTAACAACCAATATTCACGATCTAAGAAGAATGGAATAACGTCGCTATTCGCAATACCAACATCAACTGAAGTAGAACCAGTAGCAGCAATATCAGAAGTTAGAGTTGTAATTTCTCTAAAGAGAATTCTGAATACGGATTCTCCATCTTGGTGTGTTTTAGCAGAACCAGGAACATTAGATAGAGCAGAAACGCGAGTTACGGGTATTGTACCAGAAACACCAGATTGAATGATTGGATTACCACTAACCTGCATAATTTCTTCTTGACCACCAGATCCAAAACCAACGAAGATGAAATCTCCATTTGCAAAGTTGCTAACATCATCAACTGGCAAATTAGTTTCAGTTGTAGTGATAGTGGTAATTGTATTAACAAATGTTGTTGCAATACCGTTATCAACTTTCGGATCCTTAAGCGCAGTGTAAACTGCAGCTCCAGCAGTATGCGTTGCAGCTGCTGTTCCATATTGAGATCTAACTGTCAGAATTGTGCCACTTGGATTACCAATTACAGTGTCACCGCTACATCCATCAATAGTGAAGATGTCACGAACTCTATCAGTAATTTTGAATTTCTCATCTTTAGTTGCATTAAAGGTGATGCCAGTAGCATTGCCAGAACCAGTAAATGGAACGTTTAATGTAACTACGCTGCCAACAATGCTGATAATTTGAGGATCAGTTAGTCTTGTGGTGCCAGAATCCTCAGGGAATCTGTTTTGCTCAAGTGTGACTGTACCACCGTTGTCAACCAACTCAACATAATCACCAACTTCAAGACCGTCAGTGCTAACAACACCAGTAATTGTAGTAAGTGTAGATTGTGCATTACCAATAAATGTTTGAGCAGATGCAGTCTTACAACCACCCCTGAATTCAAACGAGCCATTAATGGTTAGTTTTCCATTCTCTCCATCAACACCATCGTTACCAATGATTGTTTCACCAGTGACACTATCAATAACGAAGATTGTATCACCATTTGGACAACCATTAGTGATTTCAAACTTCTTATTGACAATTTCTAGAGCAGTTGCTAACTTGAATGCTTCACCTTGATTGAAGTCACCGTCATTATTGGTGTCTTCGCGAGAGATAATAACGTAGTCAACACCAACTTGAAGTGTTCCACCAAAAGTAGATAGATATACATTCTCGTTTGCTGGATTGCCTCTAGTTCCATCAATTGCTTGTTCAATCCAAGTGGCATCAAATGCAATGTTACACTTGAATACTGGAGTTCTATTGCTAGGAGAATCTGGATGAGTATCAATTTGAGGAGCGAAGGAACCAAGTGGTGTTCTCTCAACGATCAAATAATAAGGAGCAGTTTCTGCACCAGTTAGACCACCAGATGCAATACGAACAATTTCAGGTCTTGTATTGTTACCTGTATCAACAGGAGCATCAAGTAGTAGATAATCACCTTCATTAAAGTAACCATCAACTGGTTTATTCAGAACTGGTAGATAATATTGGTTACCAGTTAGTGCAGCTAGATCTGCACCTTCAGGACCAGCACCTGTCTTAACATCCTGGAATGTAGAATCACCCCAACTTGCAGAACCTGCGGTATCAATTCTGTTATATCTTGAATCAGAAGATGGTAGTTGTAAAACATTAACAATGTCAATGTTTTGATTGAAAGAAGAAGGTCCTAAGATACCAGATAGGTGAGCAATGGCAGATGTTCCTAGAGATACACCGACACCAACGAAAGAGAAGGAAGAAGTACCACCACAAAGTTTAACACTGCTGTTAAATGTGGTTTCACCATCAATTTCAAGACTGTTTCTAATAGTAGTTGTACCACCTTGACCAGCAATATTAACTTCAGAAGCATTTAAAGCAAAATCAATTGTCTGAGTATTACCAGAGAAGAAGCTAACAATACCTGCTTCAGTTCTTAGAGTTACAACTTGTTCCGAGTTTAGTCTATCACCACCAAGTTGCTTATTAGCACCGAAGGTTACATCGCCAGCAAATGTTGTTTGCTTAGTCTCAAATCTAGTAAAAGATAGAGAAGAGAGACGATTATATGCACCACCGATAATTACCTTAGAAATAGCAGCGTCTTGGTCAATGTTGCCAATAAAGATATTGGAATGATTTGCCGAATTGCCGATCTTGATAAACTGATCACCAGTAGACTTGTCACCAACATAGATCCATTGAGTAGAAGATGTGTTAAAGTCTCCAAGTCTTAGAGTCTTAGCATATCCACCAATGTGTAGTCCAGCGGTGTCATCTCCACCAACAAATGTGCTGTCATTAAAGAGATTAACAGTTCCAGTTGTGATATCAGTTCTGATTTCAGCAAGTGTTCCATCGCCCTGAACTTCAATATCACGCTCAAACTGAACATCTTCAGTAAATCTTGCGTCACCCTTAACAACTAATGCTCTGTTAAGTTCAGAATCTTCAGCGTTAATACCAACCTTACCTTCAGCAACTGGTCTTCCAGCTTCTAATGGTGTAGAAGTTTCTGTAGAAACTCTTAGAACTGCCTCATCATTAGGAACAGAACTATCACCACCAACGATTAGGGCATCAGTAATTCTGTCCTTATCGCGATCAGCGAAGTTAGTGTGTTGTAGATAATCAGGTGTCTTACGACCACTGATGTATGCGTTACCAACAACGTCAAGATTTGCACGAGGATCAGTATTTACAGTTTCTACAAATGCATTTGCATATGCATCATGTGTAGATCTTGCGATGGTGTTGATACCTAACTTATAGTCACCAATATTTTCAGTCTCAGTTCTGAGTGCTTCAGCACCGATGACTCCAACTTCCTTGAAGTTAGCATTAGAGAATTCAATTGTAGGAGCATCAGAACCAACTGCAGTTCCAGAAATGATATCTTCCCATGCTTGTGTAGACTGAGGAATCTGATCAATAACTTGGAAGTGAACGTAGTTATTAGTTGCAACGTATGGATCGCCTGGTTTAGCAGCATAAACAGTCCAAGTTAAGTTCAGTCTAGGATCAAAGTAGAAGTTCTTGATTCTAATCTGAGAAGTAGGAGTAATGCCGATGTCAGTACCTACTGCAAGAGCAACACCACTATTAAAGTCTCTAAACTCAAGCTTAACAACGTTAGAACCATCAAAGACGATGTTATCAATCTGGTTGTTTGAGATTTGTGCGAAGTAGTTTGAAAGAACCCATGCAATAGATCCATTCTTACCAACTTCAGATCCCTTGAATAAAACATCACCAGGAGCAGGTAGAACGCCACCATAAGTGATAAACTGTGCGGAATTAATTCTAGTTCCACCACTAGAAATTAGTGAAGTTTGGTTAGGAGTAATGTTAGATGCAACACCAGCAACGGTGTGTGTCTGGAACATGTATCCCTGACCATTTCCTCTAGCATTGAACTGGAAGATAGCAGCACGAACTTTGTTCTTACTGAGTCTAATATCACCTTCAGTTGGAGGAGCAAACGAAGTTCTATCTAAACCTTCATCTTGCTGTAGTTGAGTTACAGGATCAACAGAAGATACGTTAGAACGAATGATGAGAGCATCACGAGATTGTGTTAGATCTTCATCTTGAACTGCAATAGTAATTGGAGATTCAAATGTGTTGACTAGCTGTCCATCACCACCAACAACAGTGATGTTCTGGTTAAAGGTTACAGGAGTGTCAAACGTAGTAACGAGACCGCCAATAGTATCATCTTCGTCTCCATCATCTGCTAGTGTAGCAGCATCAATGAAAGTTTCTTCACCAGTAATGGCATTAATTCTTCTGTTACCGATATACAAATCACCTTGTGAGTTGATACCCGTGTAGAAGACGATACCAGCGTCTTGTTTCTTACTTTGTGCGTAGAAGTCCTCTTCAGGTGTTAAGACTACTTCCTGACGTGCTGGGAGACCAGTGGAGTAGTTACCAGGACCGAATCCAAGATACTCAAACGTGTGGTTACCTGCACGAGCAATAGAAGGTCTTCTAAGTTCAACATAGTAACGTTGATCTGTAAGAACAGTGCTATTACCAGCAATAGGAATCAAGCGATCTTCAGAACCAGAAGTTGCATTACCATTTTGTGCTTGAATTGCATTTACACCACTATATGTGTTAGTGATAAATGCAGGTTGGTTTACTAGATCTTCTACAAGTTCTCTTGTTACAGAGTTCTTGAAGTCATTAACAGAAACTAAACCATGAACATAGTTATCAGCAGCAGAGAATGCAGCTGGTGGGTCAATTAGTGCAGCATAGTAATCTTTTTCTGCCTGAGTTGTACCAGAGTTCTTAAACCAAAGAGGATCATTTCTATAATTCAGAGGATATAGTTTGCTAACTGGTTGAGAGAACTTATACTTCTTGAAGTTTTCTGATACACCAGCACCAGTTGGGAATGGCGAGATATTACCACGAAGTGCAGTTAGATAGTAGATACCATCTTGCTGACCTGCAATTCTACGTTGGAGTGTTTCATAACCAAAGACATAGAAGGTATCTTCAATAACACCTGCATCCTCAACACTATCAACAAAGTATTCAACACCAGCATCATCTTGAATACGATCACCTGGAGTGATAGTATAAACATTAGCGCCGTTTTGCTTGTAGAAAAACTGGGGATTATTTTTTGCAATTTGGGTCTTCAGAGGTAGGGATTTGCCCATATCCTGATCCTGAAGCATATCCGCAAAGACATTACCCTGAGTAAATCTAGTGTTAGTGAACTCACTATACTCTAGATCACCACCACGGATGTTCTTAACAATTAGATAGTGATCTCCACCAACATTGTAGTATGCATGAATGTTAGCAAGACCAGAAGAATTACCAGCGAAGCTTACTGCGTTTGCAGAATTTGCTAGATTTTCAGTCTTACTGACTTCAAAGTTACCACCCTGAGGAGCACTGATCTTAATAGTTGTTAAAATCTCATTTCTTAGACCAGGGAAGTTTCTGGTGTCAATAGTGTGATCATTAACAGTTAGTTCTAGATATTGGATGGAAGAATCAAGATTATCTGTTACATAACGACCAGATTGGATGGTTGCTTGTACACCAGAAGTAAATCTTGCAAATGCTCTGTACTCAATACCAGAACCAGTTTGATCCTTCTTATATGGATCATATTGTGCCTCAAGATTGAGGTTATTAGAAGTAAAGTCAGAACTGGAGTAACCAATTCTCTCACCTGCTTGTACTGGGTTCTCAAAACGAGCACCATATACTGTACCAACAACAGGCTTGAGTAGAATCTTTTGAGGTACTAACTTACGAGTATCGTCAGTTCTAGTCTTAAGAACAAATCCATTGATAGGATCTCTTGCGTTCTCAAGATACTTAGGAATGACCATACGAATCTTGTATGTTCTTTCATCTTTATCGCGATTATCATCTAAACGCTGATACCACATATCAGTGGATCTTTGTCTGTCATTGTAATCGGTCTCGCTAATTCTCCAGAAGATGTTGTTCTTCTTGATGCTATCTGGTTGTCCAGTAACTTCATCCTTACATTGAATGAACCACTTACCAGTTGTGGTAGTAGCATCAGTAAATCCAGGATCAAAGCGCATTGGAGAACGACGCTTGTTCGCAAATACATCAAAGATTAGACCAGCTTGTCCCGCTGCAAATGTGATTGGATCAGCACCGCTGATTGCATTTGAATAAGACTTGTGGATTGTGAAAGTCTTATTGTTCTGATATCTTACAAAGAATTCAATGTTTGGATTAATTCTACCAACGTTAGCATCATTAGTATCGGTAACGGCAACCTGAGCATCGTTTGCATATGCAGTAGACACTAGTGGTAGTTGACCACCCTCAATTGCTCTAATGAATACCTTCTGTGCTTCTAAAGAAGATAGCGAGGAAGATGGTTTATCAAAAATGTGTGATACATCAGTTTCAATACCAGCAACAACAGAGGTGCTAAGTACAGATCTGTAGTTGTGTAGATCATACTTATCATCTAGAACAAACTGATAGATATCAATTTCAACATCAGCATCAATGCTATCAGTCTCAGAAGCATAGATGTAGATACCTGCAGCTGCATTTTCCTTGGAAGTTGCAAGCATTAGTTTTGTTTGATCATTACCATCAAAGAATGTGGTAGCACCGTAGTTCTCTGGTTGTGTTACTCTACCAGGAGCAATAACATAGTATGTTCTATTAGTATCAAATCCGTTAGGTAGTCTAACAAGACGCTTATCAACGTCAACATATTTACCAGTTACAGTATCAAAACGAGGACGTGGTACAAGTCTTACTGGAGTTCCAGTCTCAAACTTATGTGGGTCAGATGGATTGCCACCAATGTCAATGGTGAATACAGTAGCTCTGGATGCTAGAAGTGCAGTATTAACTGTCTGCTCTTGTCTGGTAACATTTCCAAGACCACTGTTAATAATGGTGGTGATGTTACCGACAAGAGTTTCAATAGCATCAGCAGTACCAGAACACTCTCTGTAAGTTGTGGAAGTTAGAGTATCTTGAATAACATCAGGACCATCTACTTCAGGACCTACAGTTACAGTTGTTGGTTGTGTATCTGCCCAGATACCACTTCCATATACAAAGTATAAATCAGTTGTACTACTTGTCTGTAGAGCATTTACAGTGTTGCCCTCATTTAGCCTAGAACCATTAACACCAATCTCTACCTGAGTATTGCTAACAATACGCTTAACGTATGTACCTTCAGGAATATTAGTGTAAATTGCAGTAGCATTGTCTTGTAGTAGACCATTGACAAATGCAGGGTTTGCAGGATCTGTCTGACCTCTTGGGTTATCATACTCAGTAACATTCATACCAATTAGAATGCCACGAGTATCGTTAACATCAATAATTGAAGAACCAGCAGATGTAGAGCAGTTGAATGCAAGAACATCAAAGTTTCTCATGGCAGCAGTTGCCATCTGTCCGACATAGTTCCATGCATCTAGAGTCTCGGTTTTCTCACCGTCAATATACTCTAGGCTGTTACCAACATAATATGCTTCACCTGCTTGGATGCTGTTGATGTTGCCACCAAGTCTAAGATCATTAACGATAGCATCAACAATGTAAGTAACATCACGGAAGCACTTAGATGCTTCATTGTTGATTGTGAAGTCACCTTTGTTAAGGATAGGTAGACCAGTAAGTGTACCACCACTGATTGCATCAGTGAGGATATCAAATAAGTTTTCAATAGAAGATCTGACGTTTGCACAATCCCACTCACCATTGTTTAGAGGTGGTAAGTTGTTGAGGTTACCATCGTTAAGAGCGTTACATGTGATGTCAATCAGTGCGTTAACAGTTGCAAGAACATCAGAACAGTTACCATCTGCATATGCAGTTGGTTGATACCTGCCAGCAGATCTTGGATAAGCATGGGTAGTAACATTCTTATCTTTAGTACACTTAAAGATAATAGATTCTTCCTTGAGTTTGATGCTGGTTCCAACTGGTAGACTATGGTTACCAATTGTTAGAGCAGTAGATCCAGTTGCAGGATCATACACTGCATTAGATACGTTCCATTCTACTAGAGGTGATGTGCCAACATTAATAGTGAAGCTGTAAACAGTTGCAGCAGTAACTGCAATTTGCTGACCAGCAATAGGGTCAGATCCAACACGAGGATATGTCTTAGTAGTTGGAGTTCTTCCCATCTCACAGGAGAATGTAAAGGAATTATCATCCAGAGAAACTTGATTAGAAGTTGTTACACCATGTGCAGTACCGAAGTACAGAACCATGTCACCAGTTACAGCATTATAAGTGGCATTGGTTGGTGTTAGTTGACCACCATTCAATACATTGACAGAGTTAGCAGCAGCACTTACAAATGTATGTGGATAGTCTCCACCAGATACAACCGCACCAGCTATAGCAGCAATAAAGGTGTGTGGATATTGATCACCAGATGCGGAAGCACCAGTGTTGATTGTGATAGATGTAGCAGTTGTGCTGAGAATACTGAGTGCCTTGTTCCATGCAGGATCAGGACCATCAAGAGTAGTTCTAACTACACCATCAAGATTACCTACACCACCGTCATTTCCGATTGCTTGAATGATGATACCCATGAGAGTGTCAACAGCACCAACAGCAGAACCACAACGTGGTAGTAGTTCATCTGCATCCCAGTCATCAACAATTGTAGTATCAATCTTTTGTGTTAAAGTATTACCCGCAGTTACAGATACAGTCTCGTTCTTGATAACTTGCATCGCGATGTTCTTTGCCTCGGTCATTACCTTAGCAGCTTCATCACGCTCAGCATCAATAAATGTTTCTACAGTAGTACCATCTCTGTAGTCATAGTTAGTGACATAGATCTTAGCAGAATCGTAAGTCTTGTAGTTACCACCAAACTTAACGTCCCACATGACTTCTTTGAGGACACTAACAACGTCATCTTTACAATCTTGTGCAGTGTTATCTGCCTGTGGTGTGTAGGCAGGATATGCAGCAAGCATACGAAGATATGCTTCTTCTGCAATGAAGTTTAGGTTATCAGTAACCATGTCATGTGCATCACACTCAATATCTCCTACGATTGGAGGATCACCAATCTGATCTAGTGTAATGTTAAGATCACGATCATAGTAAACGTTATTTAATGCACGTTGCATTAGATCTTCAGCACGCTTGAATGCAGTGATAGAAGGTCCAACTTCAGCATCAACACCATTAGCAATCAACTGATTATTCTTAAAGTATTCCTTAGTTGAAGCGATAGTGAACTCGTTACCACCGAACCAGAGATCTTGTGCAACAGCATCAACAACAATACCAAGGTCTCTACGACACTTAGCTTCACCAGTGATGAATGTACCTACATTATCTGCAGCATTCCAAATGCCACCAGTGATGTTACCAGCAGTAATTGCGTCAGTAGCAATAGTTCCGAGAGT